TTAGATCCACTGTAACTTGAATATGCCCAGGATGAACCATCTTCAACAATGGGGGAATCCAAAGTATATCCTGTTCCATTATTCCAATTTTGAGCAACAGGTAATATTTCTAAAGAAGTATCTGAATTAATTCCTTGGGCTTCTGCTATAAAATTTTTAAAATATATATCATATGTACTTCCAGATATTTTATTACTAATAATATCTATAATTTCAGTTGTATCAAATTTTATTAAATATCTAGCTATATCTGGGGTTCCGCTAATATCTAATTTATTAGAAACTTCTAGAATAGCATCTAACCCTGTATTCATTGTAGGGTATGCGGAATATAATGTAGCGTCTTGGGTAGGGAATATTTTATATATAGCCATTAATATATTTTATTATAAATATAGCATTATAAAGGAACTACTTTACCTTTTATATCTTGGTTAGGGTATTTTAATTCAAATATACTAGGGTCTAATGAAGGATAAATTACTTGGTTTTGAGTAGCTCCCTCTATATCATAAGCATATTGTGAATATCCTGTTGAAGTTCCTGCTTTATTTACAATAGATATATTTTTTACTGTTTGGACACCTTTAATTTTATCAAGTAAAATATATAAATCTCGTATTATAATTGGTTGATTTAATTGCCATTTATCAAGTAAAAAATATGCTTGGATTGATGATATACAAGATAATAAAACTTCATTATTATTATATTCAGGTAATACTATAATTTCAAAATTTACTCCAATATTGATAATATATGCATCTCTAATTTCTATATTATCCCCAATCATTCTGTATTGAGATAAATAGGTTCTTAGATTATTTTTTAAAGTTGTATTAGCATAATCTAATTGTCCAGAAGAATTTAAAGATAAAACATATAAACTTAAAGTTTCAATTATTGATACTTGATTATCTGTTAATTTAGGTTGTTCAATATATGCTTTTGAAACCGCTCCATATTCAGAGGGCATACTTAAAGCTCTAACTAAATAATCATCCGCGGTAACTGAGCGTTTTTGAGATGCAACTAATGCTAGTGTATTTTGGCGAATTTCCTCTAATGTGTCTCCTCCTCTTCCACCAGTTGCCGCTATTGGGTTAGTTGCTGAAAGTGATGCAAATATATAATTTGCAGTTATTGAGGTTAAATTAGAGTTATTAAATCTAGTATTACCTGTATTTAAATTAGTTAAAGAATTTGCTGTAATATTTGAATTTACTCCACCACCTGTTAGATATCTAACTGTTAATGTTGTGTTGGCAGGTGAAATTCCATATGTTCCGGTATATAAAAAGTTAAGTGGAGAAAATGCTGTAGTTAATTTATCTTTTTTAAAAGGTAATCCAATACCTACATTATTAGGGTTTGGAGTAATTTCTTCAGTTGTATCACTTGGTGAACCTGCTCCAAATTGGATTTGTAAATTTGATAAAGATGTAAATCTAGTAGCAAATCTTCTTGCAACTTTTTTTAATTTTAATAAAAATGGAGTATTATCTATTTTATTAGGATCATTAATGTTAGTATTTTTTATTGAATCAAATACCATTTCTTGTCCTAAATGATCTACTTCATACCATATATTACCATCAGAATCAGTAATATCTAATATTTTTATAATATTATTAGCTTGTATATTTATAGTTGCAAATTGTTGAGGTGATCCAAAACTAAAACTTGTTGTGTTAATCGTAGATGAAATAGCATTTCTGCTTTTTTTTAAAAGAAAATATATGGGGGTATTTCCAGATATTTGATATACAGAAACTTCTGTTGGATCTAATGAACTTGAAACTGAAAAATCAATTTTATCCTGTATTATGAATGAAGCTCCGTTTTGGGAAGTAATAGTAGTATTTTCATTAATAGTAATAGCATAACTATAGTCAGGGACATAATTACCAGTACTATCAGTAATATAAGGTAATTGTTGATAAAAATCAACACTTGTTTGAGCAACTCCTGTTGTTTTTGGCCTATAACCAAACATATATGCTAATTCAAATACATTATTTGTTTGTTGGGCATATTGAATAAATGTTTCTTGAAATTGATTATCTAAATAGAAACTTAAAACATCTCCTACATAAGAAGATTGTTCCATAAACATCATACCGGGTGATGTTGATGAAAAATCATTATATGTTGCTGGGAAGTATGTTTGGGAGAATTCTATTAATCTTGATCTAAAGGATTCAAAATCACGATTAATATATTTTATATCTCTATTAGTTTTAGCCATTTTTTAAAATTGAAAAGTTAAGTTATCATTAATATTAGAATTAGCAATAGAATATTTCAATTGAACTACTACAGCATTTTCATCATCTTTTTTAAGTACATCTAATGAGTTAATTATAACATTTGGGAAGTATGTTTCTAATTTTAAACTTACATTTTCTTTTAATCCATCTATTGAATTTTCATTGATTTGTTGGAATATAAAAGCTCTTAAACCACCTCCAAAAGTTGGATTTAATGGTATTTCTCCAGGATTGGTTAAAAAATAGTTAATTAAATTATTTTTTATAGCTTGAGAAGTTAAATAATTTGGGGTAAAAACAGAAGGTCCACTAAATGGAATATTTACTCCAACTGCAAGATTTGGATTTAAATCAATCGGATTTATTAATTGTGGATTAAATGCCATTATTTACTATTTAAAAGACCCATTATTTGATCCATACCTAATTCTCCAGCTCCTAAACTTCCGTTTACAGGATCACCCATTTGTGGGGTAAAAGATTGAGCGTTTTGAGAAGTAAAACTTAAAGCTGTTTCTCCTAATACTTCAGCATATTTAGATCTAAAGTCTATTGGTGGGGGTGCATAAGATGGATTCGGATTAGAAATAGGAGTATAAGATTCTCTTACTATTTGTTTAGAAGATTTTACTGCTTCTAATAGAATATCCTTTAATTCTTCTTGAATTGCTTCTCTTACGGCTTCTTTAATTAATTTTTTAAAATCTGTACTTTTCATATGTTTATAAATATAGGGTTAATCTGCTTTTAAATCTTTTTGTTGAATATAAAATACAAGTTCATCTATTAATATTTGATCAATTGAGCTGTATGACCATTCTCCTGTTAACATTGTTATATTTTGTTTATTTTTAGCTATAGCTCTTCTACGCTTTATAGGACTAGGTGTATTTTCAGGTTCTACACCCATTATAAAGCCATTTATACTAGATATTGGGTTAGGATTTTGATTAGTTAGATCAGTTAATTGATTAGCTATAGCAAATTGATTTACTTGATTTGTTTGAGTAATAAGAATAGGGGTGCTTGATATACTAATAAGATTTGTTTGGGATTGGAGAGTATTTAAAGTTGAGGAAATATCTGTTAAAGATTGATTTGAATTAATTTGATTTGTTAAAATATTAAGGGTATTAAGAGCTAAGCTTTGATTTGCTGCTATTAATGGGTTAGGATTTTGAATAGTATTAATTATACCTTGAATATTATTAATACTTTGAATCAAAGCTACATTATTACCACCACCATAACCAACTCCTCCAGTACCAACTCCTCCAGTACCAACTCCTCCAGTACCAACTCCTCCAGTACCAACTCCTCCAGTACCAACTCCTCCAGTACCAACTCCTCCAGTACCAACTCCTCCACCACTAACACCGTTATTATTTAAAATATTTTCTATATTATTAATTTCTTGATTTATTAATGATGAAGGAGCATCCCCATTAATTTCATCTTCTATTTCATTAGCGGCACAAATTTGCATTAAATAATCTAATAATTGTAATAAACCTATAACAATTGCTAAAAAACCCTCTAATAAAATTAAAATACCTAAAGTTGTATTTACAATGTGTTTAGAATATGCTATTAATTTTTTTAAAAAATCCATTAAATCTGCAAATCCATTTAATACAGAAGCAGGAAGTCCTATTCCTGGGGGAACTGCTGTTGGTAAAGGAAGAAGTTTAATAATTTTAAAGGCAATATCTGTAGCATCTATAATACCTTTTACAGGGACTAAAGTTTGTAAAGCTGCAGTAAGAGCATTTTGAATATTAGTTAAAGCTTTTAAAAGTTTATTCTTTTGATCAATTATTTTTTTACGTTCTTCGGGTGTTGGGCATTGTAGTTGGTCTCTAATTGAATTTAGGGCTTCTTGAGGATTTTTTTTAAATTTTTCTAGTAGTTCTTTTGATTCTGAGACTGCATATGCCTCTATCATACCTAAGATTAATGGAATGATTAGTTTTTTTATCTCATCTATAAGATTATTAAGATTTTTTTGAAGGTCATATTCAAAAGTAACATTTATTGTCTTATATTTATCTTCTTCTACTTTAGGGAATCTAAAAAATTCTATAATTTCTTTTTTTAAATTAGATTCTTTTGGATTCATTGCAATTATTCCTACATTTAATTGAATATCACCAGTGGAAGAATATGGTAAAAGTTTATAATCTTTAAATCTTGGTTTTTCTAAAAACTTTTTAAAATATATAGGGAATTTACTTGGGGGTAATAAAGTATCTAATAGATCGGGATGTTCTATAGTAAATTCTCCTTTTTCATTTGTTGTATCTGTTTTTAAAAATGAATTAGAAACTTTTACTCCTTTTATAGGTTCATTATTAAGTGCATTAACAACTTTTCCTTTTACTTCTCCAAATTCTATAGATCCGGTTTTTGGCATTGATCCTGTAGGAGGAAGAGTTATTCCTGCTATTCTTAAAATTTCTTTAAGAGGTAAATTAAATTTTATTTTATATGTAGGAGTTGTTTCATTAAAACTACCACTATCTAATCCAATATCATTATTATTTATTGATTCTCCTTGTACTGAGGATGATATAAATGAAGCCATTATTGTACTTTTGTAGTTTGTGATTTAAGACTACCATTAAGTAATCTATTTATTATTCCATCAGATCCATCTAAACAGGTCATTACACCTCCTGCTATAGAGTTAAAAGATGTTTTTAATACCCCATCAGGATAATCTCTTTGAACTTCTAACATATTTGCTAAACTTCTAATAGCATATGCTAATTCTAACATAATATCAATAGTTTCATTACCTAATAAAACGGGTTGAGTTGCTTTAATTGAACCTAGTCTAATATCATTTGAACTAACATAATGAGATTTAGCATCAATATTAACACTTCCATTAGTTGATAAACCTATAGATTTTTCAGCACTTAATAATATACTATCGGATGAAGCATTTATTACTACTCTATCTGAGTTAATTGCTACTTGGGGTTTTTTAAATTGGCTTGGGGGGATTGGTTTTACATCATATGATTGATAAAGTTCGCTAGAAACTTTAAAATCTTTAAGTTTTTGAGTAGAGGTTAAATAAATAGATGATTGATCATATCTAATATTTTCTGTTATAGGAACCCAACCTTCGTCACTTGTTTTTGTTGGTTGTCCATTTCTTAAAATAGTAATAGGATCCCCATTTTTACCAGAATTAGACCAATTATTTTGAATTTCAGTAGGAAAAAGGAAATTAGATCTAGCAGTACTTCCAAAACGCAAACTTTGACCATATCTTCCTTCTAGTAAAGAATCTCCCATAAAAGGCAGTAATGGGTGTATATTTATTTTTTCTCTAAATGTGTTTTGGGAAGAATTAGAGCTATTTAATTCTATATCTGTACCACTATCTGTAACTCTTCTAACACTTCCTGATAATTGGTAGTCATTTGTTTGTTTTTTATCTTTTATCCCATCTAATAAATTTGGGTATGCATTATGGTGAGGATGGTTCCAAATACCTAATGGGCTCAGGTAAAAATATGATTCATTTGATGATACAAACCCCATAGATTGGTTTGGTAAAGAAATTAAACAAACTATTTCATTTATTAATGGATAAGTTTTTAATTGGGAATCATAAGGTAATGCAAAATTTGGGTATGATTTAGTACCAGATTTATTTACAATTTCGTAAAATATAGCTCCTATCCCATTCCATTGACCTACAAGGTCATAATATTGGTGCTTTTCATTTAAAACAATATCTATTACTCTAGCAGCAACTACTTTTTCTTGAGCATTTGATATTGTATTTCCAAGATTATTATTTTGTCTAGAAGAACCAGCTCCGCTAGTTGAACCTACTAAACCAAATTTCATTCCCATTAGTCTTTAGGATTAAATTTTTTAACTTCAGATAATAATTGTGCCTTTTCATCATCAGTCATACCAAAAGATTCCTCCTCTGATTTTCCAGAAGATAAAGCACGTTGAGCTATATTAACCATTTTAATTAGTTGCTCATCATTTTTAATACCTAATTCCATATATTCTTTAATTAATGGAACAATTAATGTAGCATCACCAATATCATTAATTAATGGTTTTAATTCACCAATAAGTGCAGAAATTTGAGCTTCTTTTTTCTTTTGGTTATCGTAAATTTCTTTTAAGAGATCAGAAAATTTTTTCTTACCCCAAATGTTAGATTCTAAATTATTCATATGAATATTTTTGGGTATAAATATAGAAAAATACTAAAGTTTAAAATCTGTATATCCTTGTTCTAAATAAAACAAATAATTTTTCTTAAATATTCCGTATAAAGATGTTGCTATTTTTGTAATTTTTGGAGTTTTAGCATCTGGGACCATCTCATGTATGTAGATGTAAAGTGCTTTTTTATTAAAGATGTCAATTCCCTCTCGTTTACGAAACAGCTCTAAAATTGCATCTGCAATCTTAGCATCATAAGGTTTAGGGAAGGTTTTATATATGTTTAAACTAACGAATTCAACGTATTCATCCATAAAATTAGATAAACGATCATTTGAAGATGATTGATCTAATGTATATGAATGAGTATCGTCTTTTTCTAATTCATCCGTAGAAACTTTTTTAACTTTGCTTTTGTAGTTTTTATCGTTGTACAAAATACACCAACGTTTAACAATAGTGCCAAAGTAAGAATATGCTTTAGCCCCTTTTCTTGGATCAAACAAATGAATTTTTGAAAGTAAGAATACAATGATTTCATGTTGTAAATGTTCTAGATTATCTACCTCAGTATGGTAGAATTTAAAAGTGTGAATAATATTTTGAGTAAGTTTAAAAAACGCATAGTGAATTTTTTCTTCATATATACTACTCCGAATTAATGGGTCAGAGGTATTATTGTATAATACAATAGCGTCTTCTGTCTCTTGAGTAAAGTAATTTTTGCTTACTTTCTTTTTTGGAGACACTTTAGTTTGTTTTTCTAAGATTAAATTCATTGAGGATTTCCTGTACTTTAAGTATTGATTGAAATATAACCCCAACTTCATCGTCTTTTTCAAAAACTCCACCACGGTCTAACTCTTTTAATTTCTTGCCAGAGATTTCTATGGTTCGAGATAAATTATCTAAATACGTTAGATAACCCGCAAGTATGTCTTCTTGCTTTTCATTTTTTTTAAGTAAATTAAAAGTAGTAAATCCTAGAATTACTACTAATGTTGCTAAAATGCATAATATAACTATCATAAGCTGTTAAATATATTTTTTAAACCTTCACTTTTAAATGAACCTAAAGCTTTGGTTTTGGTTGATAATTTTTTAGACATGTTTGGTTTATTCCCCAATGTAAAATTAGTATTTTGCTTATCCCCGGACTTTTTACCTTCTTTTAATCTAGGTAACCACTCACGTTCAAATTCAATACGTGCTGCCATTAAATCTGCCTGATGTAAGATAAAAGGTAATGAAGTTCTTGGTTTTTGCTCTGGCATATAAGGCATTAAGTATTTTTCATTTGCTTTATCATATAAACCATCATGTGTTTGGATAGCAATCATTTCATTAAAGGTATAAGATATACCATGTGATTGAAGTAAAAATAAACCTCTATCTGGAATTGAAGCAAATGGAACTTTAGTATTGAACATATAATCCTCTCCTAATTTTTCACGTCTCCAATTATCTGTTTGGGGTATATAAGAATCTTCATCTTCACTCCCCATTTTACCTAAATCATGATTTAGTGCTGAAAATACAAGCTCTTCAGTTGTAAATGTAGACATGTCACATCCTTCTTCTTCCCATAATGTAGCTTGCTTAATAGCACATCGAATAACGCGTAAAACATGTTCTACATATCCTCCGGGGAAAGCGTTATGGTATTCTTTTTTATGCGCAGCAGGCATTAACATCAAACGTTCTGAATATTGATCATAAAATGCTAAAATGTTTTCTTTACGAGGTTCGGAAATATATTTTTCAATATAATTCATTAATTCAATCCAATTTCCTTGAATTTGTTCTGGGGTTAGGTTCATAACTTTTATTTAATTTATTAATTTTCTCTTTCAACAATTGATTGAGCATCTTCTCTCAATTCTAATACTTCTTGTAATACTAATTTTGCTTTTTCAAGATCTCTTTCGTTCAAAGCATTTCTTAAAACTTTTAACCGGTTTTCAATAGACTCCATCCGTCTCAATAATAATTCTTTATTTTTCATTTTATTTTATTTGATTATTTAATTTTTATCTATATATTTCAACCATTTTAAAATCAAAATATAATTAAAGGTAATAACTTTTTTTTACTTAGCCAAGCATTTTTCAATAAAATCTTGTATTTTTTTAAGGAAAGCACATTTTTCGTACTCTTCGGTACTTTCAAAGTAATTGATAGACAATTTTACCGCAACAAGAAACTCATCACTTGCATAATTACTTAAAGCAAGTTTCCATTCCTTATTTCTAACTTTACAACTTTGAATCCAATAATATGCTCTTGTGTACATCATATATTCCCCAGCGTCATCAACTCCTTTCATATCTAATTCAGGATCAGATTTAGAAAAGAATTTTAAAACTTGCTTTTTAAATACAGTACCATTCATAATTAATTTTTTGAACATACCAAGTTTAAAATGAGGAGAATCCTTATATTCGCTTATATCCTCTAAAATCTTTCCAGTTTCTTTATTTATTCCATCCTCAGGAAACCCAAACATAGCAAATATTCCATTAATTGACATACTTATATGTATATATTATTTTAAAATTAAATCCACGTGTTAACATGTTGATTAATCATAAATAAATATTAGAGGTATTTTCTTCCTATTTTTTCAATAATACTTTTAGCTTCCTCTAGGGTAACTCGAAAAAATTCCCTTTGTTTATTTACACGTTCTAATTTAAAGAACTTGTGTACCTCGGATTCAATACGCTCCCCTTTATAACATTTGTAAGCCCATTCAACTTCATAACCTAGTGGAATTCCTGTTCCTCTACTTAATTGAATTGCTCTATTAAAGGGATCACTTTTAGTATAACCGATTTTTAACATTCCCGGCATCGCAGGATTAGATAAGACATAAACCCATTCATCACCATCCTTGCCAACGTAAAGACCTCGTTTTTTACACGTGTAATACGTTAATTCATCCCAACCATCACTTGATGTTTTAATAGTAAAATATGCAGGGGGGTTATTTGAGTAATCTTCCGAACAAGGAATAAATTCTTTAGCTTCTTCTTCAGTTAAACGTTCCATAACTTAAAATCTAGCTCCAGAACCTTTATACCATGGCAAGCCTTCTCTGCTTTGTAACATTTCCTTCCACTTCTCCTCCGTATATTTGATTCCATTTATATAATATTCCCTTCTACGGTTATTCCCCTCAGGTATTAAAGCGGGTCCTTCCCAATTGTGTAATTTACCATCAAACGTGTACATTATGGTGCCATCTGCGGTTGTTAACTTTTTTGAGGGTTTATATGATTTATTCTCCATCGGTAAATGATTTTAATGATTTTTTAATGTCTGAGATCTCTAGGGCATGGACTGCAGCGGTTAGTCCAAAACCAAACACCATTAATGATGAGCTACATATCATTATTTGTATGTCTAGTGGAGAATGAAACACATTCATTAATGGTTCCCAATTATTTCCAAATCCAATGAGGAGAAATAGTTGAGAAGCAACCATTGTACTATTTGAAATTAATAGGAGTAAATGTCTTTTAATTTCTTGATTTAGTGATTTAATTTTTTCTTCTTTCATGACCTTTATTTTTAATTATTTATACAATTAATATACGAATAAAGGATGAAAAAGCCTAGGATTTATTATTGTTCATTTACAAATATTTCATTACTAAATTGAAAAATAGAACCCTGGGAATTTGTTGCTGTTTCTTTAACTTTGATGAAGTAATTTTGGTCTGATATCGTTGTTAAATAAGTTGTTCCTGTTTGACCTATTTGTAAAATATTATCTCTATACCATTGGTAAGTTAAAGTTGCAGGTTCGTTAGCTTGATAACCTCCTGGTTCACATATAGCTGTATAACCTGTATAAAACGGTAATCCTTCTTGACTATATATAAAAGGGACGCCCGTATCATACGGAGCATATAAAGCGGAGGCTACAAAAATACCTGAAGTTGCATTGGTTGAACCTATTGCGTTAGTTGCTGTCACAACACAAGTAATATTTGTCCCTGCGTCTGCAGTTACTAAAGTATAAGTATTGGCATTCGTTCCTATGTTAGTAGCTCCCCTCTTCCATTGGTAAGCATAGCTAGTAGGTGAGTTGGTCCATGTGCCATTCGTAGTAGTGAGTACACTGCCTATTGTGTCTCCACCTGTTATTCCAGGAAGTGCAGTATTAACAGGAACTGCTGCTGTTGAAGAAATTTCAAGAGAATATCCTCCTGTTCCCCTTAAACGATAGGTAGTACCTGTAACAGTTATTGCTGGAGTAAATTTAAATGATTGGGTACCTGGTTGTACAACAATACTAGCTATATATGAGGAAGTAACTAATCCCATGGATGCTGAAACTATAAAAGATCCACTAAAGTTTTTAGGGGAACTAGCTTCATAAAAACCACTAGAGGAGGGAATGGTTTCCATAGTAAAATATGAGGAACCACTTGGGTTAGTAAAAGTAAATACTTTTTCAACTCCTGAACTAATGGTTTCCCCAATTGATCCTGTCCCGTATAGCTGGGTGTATGTGTAAGAGGCCATTTATTTTATTATAAATATATTAACAAGCACTAATCTCATTAGAGATTATTTAATAAAAAAATTGGTCTAGTTTATTTGGTTTAATTTTAACTTCTTTAGTGTATTGAAAAAGTTGTTTAAACATTTCAATTATAGATAACCCTCCACAAAGTACTATTCCAATATAGCCTAATGTAAGATAAAATGGTATTTTAATTATTCTGTATATCATGGTATTCGTTTAATATACATATATATCCTGTTATAAACACGCATTTTTTTTAAAAAGAAAGATTTGGGATCCGTGGATTTTTACATTTTTTGCGGATTTTAAAATTTGGGATACATTGTGGGGGTATTTTATTTTAATATATAAGGATATACAATGTCGATGGGTGAAGAGTTGTAGTCGATGTGTTAAGCCATATAATTCCACCACAACCACACCCCGCGCCATATTGACGGCGGCGCGCGTGGGGCGGTATGACCATATTACGCCCATATATATACCGCCATACGCCGTACCGCCCGCCACCCTTATACCAGGGTCTTACCATGGGGGGGTGTTGCGTTTGGATCCTACCAGAACACCATCTTTAAAATAGTAGAACGTTAACACCATATCATCTCCCATAACTGAGATATCACCATCATCCAGGTTACCATCTATATTATATATGCGGGCTCTGTTCTGTTCTATAAATTCTACCATGCTCATAGACACCGAAAGCCCGCCAACCGCGAGCCACCGATTCTATATCGTGTTTTTAGAAAGCGAGTTCAAAGTTATCTAATATAATTTGAAGCGCTTCTTTTGATTCTCTTAACTCAACATCTGATTCTATATCTAAAGCCGACATTAAGCACTTAAGCGTCATCCATCGTTCTCTATACTCTCCAGGTATATGGCTTCCTTTACCATTTTTTACTTGAGATTTTTTAAATGCTAACCAAGCTCTTGCTTCTGTTAATTGGATCGTTTTAATCATGTCTACTTTTTTCATATGTCTTATCTTTATTTATACCACAATATACGAATCAGATCTTAATAATTATATTCCCGTTTTAGCCGTTAATACATCATCCATCATACCAATTAATTTGCCTAAGTGACCTTTACTGGCTAATTGGTCTAAATTATACTCATCAACCTCCCAATATGAACCACAACACTCCCCACCACATGGATATTCTACCAATGTACCTAAGTAAACCAGATCATCCTCAAAATCGATCCCTCGAATGGTAAGCCCATCACTGATCTCCTCATTCCATAATTCATCAGCAAAATCAATATCCTTGATCTTACCAAAACCTTCAAATCCAATATATGCCAATCCATATTCTACCGCTGTCATATCTTTTTAAATTTAATTATTATTTATCCCTAGATAATCATTATTATACATAAAATCACTAACTGCTAAGTTACTTTCATTCTCAATTGCTTTTAACATAACGTATCTTAATGTTGAAACCTCCATAGTTGTAAGCTTGGATGAATCCACTCCCACTGCTGTTAAAAATTTATCTACAGCATCAAATTGAGCTATCATCTTTACTTCCTTTACTTTTTCTAATTTTATCATCTTTATTTCTTATTTATACCACAATATACGAACCTGATCTATGATCTCTATGTCCATTAATTAGCCCATATAATCGAGTGTTCAAATTTCAGGTAGTGAGGTGCATACACAATCTCACAAGCCAATTCTTGTTTAACCAAAAACAACAACATCATCATTTCATCCATTTCTTTCTTACTCATAAAAATAAATCAGTTAAAAAATCCAAAATCAATACAGTTATTAACACTAATACCATGCTAACCAAAATCCCCGTTACCACCATCATAAAAATAAACTCATTAAAATTAATTTAAATCCTATTAACAACATTGTTAAACCAATACAAACTCCTATACCTATCATTTACTTATTACTTTTAAAATTAATACTACATTCAACAACAAACTTACATAAACTAAACTACCTATCATTTTCTTTTATTTTTTAATTATACATCAATATACGAATCATATTTTGTTACTCTCTGTCCTCAATTAATTTTTGTAACTCATAAAATTTATCTAATAAATCATCATCACCTAAATTCTCTAACATATTCTCAAACAAATCTTGTACATCAATACTTACTACAGTTCCGTTATCTAATATTAAATCTGTTTCACTTGAATCTCTATTATCTGTTTCTTTAATGTTAACTCTTTTCATATCTTATCGTTTTTTAATTATACATCAATATACGAACTAAATATCAAATTTACTATTCCCATAATCACACCATACATTAATGCTGAACTCAATATCGCACTCCAAGTCACGAAAATTACTTTTGTCATTTACTTTTTTTTTAAATTTATATTATTTTCTTTATTTATGCTATAATATACGAAAGCAGCTTTAATTAGCTGCTTCCATTATTATTTATTAACTGCTTATTCCTAAGCAGCTATTTCATCAGTTACACTCTTAATCATTTTAGGTCGTCCTCGTTTAACTAAACCTAACTCTCTTTTTTCATTTAACTCTTTAATCCTTAACTGTCTTACACTATTTTCATTTACAGGACGTCCTAATTTCAACTCTCCGTTTACTCTTTTACTCTCTAACTCACTAATCCTTAACTGTCTTACACTGTTTTCATTAACAGGACGTCCTAACTTTAACTCTCCGTTACTACGTTTTAACTCTAACTCTTTAATCCTTAACTGTCTTACACTGTTTTCATTTACAGGACGTCCTAATTTTACACTTTTAACTTCACTTTTCATAACTTTACTTTTTTTTAATTTAATTATTTATTTTCTTTATTTATACTGTAATATACGAATTATATTTTGTTTTACTTATTCCTTAACAAAACTTATCTAACAATCCTTTATTTTCTAATTTAATCAAACAATTATTAACATTAAAAGGATTTTTTCTTTTATAATTTTTTAATTCTTCATTTACTAAATCTAAAAACTCACTTTCATCATTATTATCTACAAAATCAACTTCATCAAATTCATTTATAAACAAATTTAATTCTTTAATACTTTCAAATTTCATAACTTTTCTTTTTATATTTATACTGTAATATACGAAAACCCTTTATTAAAAGGGCTTCCATTTAGGTTCTATCCAACTACATTCAATATCACTTCCTACTACTTTAAAAATATATTCTAAATCTTCATCATCAAAATTTCCTATATATTTTATTTTACCACCTTCATTCTTAATAAACTCTCTTACTTCAAAAAAGTTTTTAACATCTTCTTCATCATATAAATCATCATCACCTTTTTCATCTTCTTCAAACAAAAAACTTACTTTACTACCTACTTTATATTCATTATCATTACCACAACAAAAATCATAAATCATTTCTTCAAAATAATTAATAACTTTTTCATTTAATTTTTCATTTTTCATATTATCATTTTTATTTATACTGTAATATACGAATTATAATTTGATTTACTTATTCCCAAAACAACTTTTATGAAAACATGCCATTACATCAGAATTTATAAAATAATTCTGTTCACAAATAGTTTTAAATGTTTCTTGATTTACTATTGTTTTATTCTCTAATAAAAACAATTCTTCGTTTAATCCTGTTAAACGATTTTTTAATATAATTACAACTTTTTTCATATGTTTCTTTATTTATACCTCAATATACGAATTAATTTTCAATTTGCTTATTCCGATATTGCTTTAATCATATTAAATAACTCAATAACTTCCTCACCATCTAAATCAACACCAATTGATCTATTATTAATCACATCAATCAATTCTTTAGCAGTTGAAACATTCATCTGATTAATCAAACATTCACTTAAATAAGCAAACTCTTCTTTATCATTAATATCATCTTTAAACATTTCTTCTAGAATGCTTATTTCATCCTTTAAAAAATTATTTTTAATTACTTCAAAATTCTCACTAACAAATTTAATCATTTCATTTTTCATATCTTATCATCTTTATTTATACTGAAATATACGAATTAATTTTCAATATTCTTATTCCTGTATTTATCTTTTCTAGTGTATTTTTTTCTATTCCTATACACGTTTGGACGTGTTGCAGCTTGTATTTCCTGAATAGTTACTTCAATTGTTTTCATTTTTCTTATTTATACTGAAATATACGAAATCTTATTTAATAAGCTTAGTCCTTAAACAGAACGATAGCCTACATCTCTTGTGCAAGCTTTTTACTTTATAATCCAAGCGCCACGTTTGGCTATAATCGCGGTGTGAAGTTTTCAATGATCGCCTTACATACTCATTCACA